CTTCCGATATTATTATCTCTGACATGAAAAAAAAATCTATTTTGTGGAGTCCTTCGCAAATCTTGAACCCTAGCATTTTGAAAGAAGCCAATGTTCATAAAACGGCTTTCATCATTTATTCTGGTTTAGGCAAAGCTTACTCGGAGGACCGCATTGTCGCCAAAGAAGCCTATGACCAGGCTCTGAACCTGAGCGCATTCGATATCGATCTTGATTCCGACGGCTCCTTGTCTGACCTAGAGCGAGGCATGCGAGTAGGGTACATGATTAGATGAGTACCAAAATAACGACCATATATGACAACCTGAACACCTTGATAGGCAACGCTTTGACGACCTATACTAGGATGCCCAACGCCTATGAAGTAAATAGCAATAACGATTTATATCTTAAAAAAGGCTATGCAGTAGGTTTTGGAGCGGCCTCTAACACCAATCGAGTGTTGACTAGAAAAGTAAGCATCGATAGAATAATGAACATTCTTTTAGTAAATCAGATTACAACGACAGACCATAATACCGCCGATCGAGCTACTTGTGAGAAGGGGCTGATGGTGGATGTTTTTACAATTCTCAAAGCGGTGGAGGCTGATCAATCGCTTGGGGGCCAAGCGATCCGCGCTAGGTATGAATCGGATTCAGGCCTCGAGTTTATCGAGGGCGACCGATTTAAATATTTTATTAACGAATTAAATATAACCGTCGAATACATAGAAACGACAGTTTAAAGGAGCAAAAAAGATGACGTCAATTATCTCTAGAAATTCTGTTTTAGCTGTTAAGGTTGAGACCACGGAAGGAACGCCAATTGCGCCGACTGCGGCTACCGACTTTGTGACTTTGCAAGATGACGCCGCTTTCGAACCGGCGTTTGATTCTTTAGACAGCGCTGAGTTAGGCTCCTCATTGGCCAAAAAGAAAAGCATTAGAGGCTTTGAATAAAAATGCCCCTAAATATAACGTTACACCGTTTGGATATCAAAGGATTAATGAGCATTTCTTCTATTACAAATCTCTTATGAATTCACAGTATTGGGATAATCTTCTTATTGATGCCCAATACGAGGTTGGTATGAACCGTATATTTTTGGATACCAATATGCCAATTGCTATATCTGGAACTGATAAAGTTGATTCAGATATTATATTTCCAAATTCTGTTGTCGCGTTCGCAGATAAAGATGTTAAAGCTTCTCCACTTCTACCGCAAGCAAATATGGGAAACTTATTTGCTGGTATGTCTGCTGTAGAGAAATCAATGGACGAATCATCTGTTTCTGATGTGTCAGCGGGACAATTGCCTTCTGGGGATCAGAAAGCAACAGCTCTTAATATTGCAGAGCGTAATGCTAAAACACTTATATTAGGCGTTGGTAAGACTCTTGCTGAGTCAATTGTTCAGTTTGGAGGACTCATGTCGGATATCGCGATTAATCATCTTACAATTCCACAGGTTGAGGAACTATCCAGCGGCGAAAATAAAATGAAATACCGTTCGTTTATATTGAAAAACAAAACTGTCTCTGGCCGCAATGTTTCAAAAGTAATAAAACTGGATAAGTCTCTACTTGGTATTGAGATGACCGATAAAGAAAAGAAACTCGCCGGTATGAAACTTCTAGAACAGGCAGGATATCCAAATAACAATCAGGAGATTTATCGTGTCAATCCGGAGCTGTTTTCTCGTATGAAGTTCTTAACTCGCTGTGAACCAGAACGAATGTTCCCTAAAAACGAAGAGTTTATGCAAGCAATGTTTACTCAACTTCAGAAGCAGATGGAAAACAATCCGTATGTATCACTTGAGGCACTCACACGAAAGACTCTGTACCAATTCCTACGTGGAGAAACTGAAGAAGTTATGAAAAAACCTGATGATCTACTTACACAGAACGCACCAGAAACGCCAACTGGAACATTGGCTGGAAACTTAGCTACAAAGAGTACCTTGGCAAAAAATCTGGCATAGGTATAATGCTCTATAGATTACCTTTATTCCTCCCTCTTAATTGAGGGATTGAAAATTTGGTCGTTTTCCGTCCTTATATATTGTTGACACTTATCACTTCTAAACAATTTCTAAGTGCCGACCGAATATATAGGGAGGAATGAAGGGAATAGGTGGAGTTCAAAATGAGGGAGATGGCCTAATGAATCGGAGTTGGCCGAAGGGGAATGACATCCGATGTTTGCTTCCCGTTCTCTCTCTCTTAATTTGCACCTCACATAGAATTGGAGTATCGAGTTAAGGAGTGCGTGACTATACAAGCGTGTCTTCGTACAGGACAGGTGGAAAGAATACCACCATTATAAAAAATTGATACTTGTTTGTTAAATCGTTAACTCCTTAACTGGGTACTTCAAATAGATTCGTCAGTAGATGGGGGGGGACGAAATGATGGTACGTGCAGGGTGAAATACCCAGCCCAAGGTTCGAATTCCTTGCGTATCCCCACCTGTTGATGAGCACTGATGAGTAAATAATATGAGATTCAAAGAAGAAATAACGTATGGTGGTTATTCATATAGGGTTTTTGGTAGTAGATGGTTTACTATGTGGATTTTGAACTACAGAGGAAACACAAGTACAACTGTAAAATTTGCCGTTGATATTTATAGTATTATTTGGGGTAATAAGAGGATGTTATGGATTTGATTAATCTTTTTGAGGAAAGCATCTATAATTTATTGGGCGTGGATATTTTGCTTATTGACTATTAAGTGTGCGAGTATACAATTAAAATCTAAACGCATTTATAAGAGTAATAAAAAGTTATGGAAATAAAAGGATACACGTTGGTTAATGATGAGAAAGTTGGTCGCGCCTTGAATGGTGTCGAGATCGACGGAAATCTCAAAGGTGGTGTCGGTAATGGTGCATACTTCGAAGATAATGAATGGAAGCGTGATGGTTCTAAGTTGTCTGAGAAAGAGGCCGAATCATTGGAGACAGCACTTCTCGCTGAATATGATAAGTTAGGCGGCTTAATCAAAAAAGGTGACGATAAGGTTAAAATGGGAAGTTTCTATGACTTTAAAGCAAAGAAGCCAAGAGCTCTACCAAAGGTCACATTTGTATATCGTGTAAACGGTAAACATGTTGAAGTACCAGATGGTGTTGAGCTTCCTGGTGCTGTGAAAGCAGCAAGACTTCTTGAAAAAGAAGCATCTCAAGATGAATCTGTTGATGAATCAGAACATACCGACACTCCAAAATCGAAGAAATCTAAGAAATAATAATGCGCCGTTGGCTCATTCTCAAATTAGGTGGATATCCAGATATCAATTCTGCAATCGATTCAATTCGTGAAAAAGATGGTAAGGAAAAACATCAAATCTTAACTCTTGCTGTTAAACGATTATTTAACACTTTTGGTCCGGAAGATATTCTTTCCGAGAATACAGCCCGACAATGGATGTATGAAGGAAAGATACTAACCGAGGGACAAAAAAAGAGTTTAATAGCCGAAGCATCGCAGATTATCAACACGAACACTTGGAAAATTCTCCAAGCCGATGTAAAATATAAAGCGAATAGGATGATGTTCCAGACAGCTACAACAGAAATGCAAATTGCTTCGGGTAAATTGTGGCTGTACATCATTGATGTGTTTAATACAAGATTGAAAAGTCTTGCCGAAGGTTCTGGACACTTTAACAAGTTAGATAAATAGAAAACCTACACCTAGTAAGAGGTAGAGGGAGTCTCCGAGGAGATTTTGAATTAGTTTCGAACGTTCTAATTCAAAGAATCCAGGAAACTCCACGCTTACTCGTGGAAATTTCCTCTGAGACCCTCTCTATAGAGGGTTTTCTCGTACCAGACGATCTCTGGATGCCGCGAGGCTTTATAATAAAACGTCTACCAGGACGGTAAACTGGATGTCAAATTTATGACTGAAAAAGAAAAAAAAGATGCTGATACTGCTAAAGCAGCCGCCGATGCTAAGGCTAAGGAGGAAAAAGAACAAGCAGATGCTGATTTTGAGGACGAAATAGCAGACCTATCTGATGAAGAAAAGGATGCTAAGAGAGCCGAAAGAGAAGCTTCGAACCCTGACAAAACTTCGTCAATAATCTCTTTGGTAGAATACCCTTCATCTGTCTTTACCTTTATTTTCTGGAATACCTCGGCATATTCTGCACCCATATATGTGACAGGATTTACGAGCATACCCATTGTGGTCATAAGGAATGATGACTTGTAGCTTGAATTGTCAACCATCCACTCAATAATGTCTCTCATTACATCAGAAAAATCACGATCTTCCTCATCGTCTTCGTTCTGAGCCATAAACATTGGAATGATATAACTCGCTGTTATTTGTGCATGCATCGCAATTAACTTATTGCGAGCTTTTGATCTAGTACCACGAAATTGCCACGCAGTAGCCGGATCTTGAATACTTTCATCAACAAAAGCATTAGCGGTTCTCTGATCGCGATTCATACGATCTATAACCGACATATCGTTCAACTCAACCCATGACTTATTCAAAATTTCATCACCTATAGCAAAGTCATCACGTACACATTCAGTAAAGTCACATATCTCTTTAGACGGTTGGTAACTAGATAACGAATCACCTTTTTTATAGTTTTCGCCGATCATAATATATTATGTCAGCGCATCTTACTATGCGATGTTAATACTATTCTATCACTTCTTTACTGGTTTTCAAATGAACAAATACAATATTTGATTTTAGAGCTCGTTCAACTTCCTTTCTAGAAGAGAATCGAAGACCACGCAACCAAACATCTCTCTTATTCAAAGCAAAACCTAAACTCCATCCGTTCTTATCTTCTTTTGAGATCCAGCAAAATTTCTCATCAGTGCGAATTTTTACAATACCGAAATATCTAGTCTTTTTATTTTTTGGCATTTAATTTTTATTAAAAGTTGTTTACCCTCTCTTATTATATCCCTTAAAGGTCGGCCTGTGTACAGTGGCTGAACTTGTTTTAATATTAGCGATTTGATCTTGATATGCCATCGCATCTATAACGTCATCATGTAGACCATTTGGGAATTGCATCTGTTCTTCCTCAAGAGGATCACAATGACCTTTAACATGACGAATTGATCCACTCGCATATCGTGGAATGATACTTCGGATACGAATCTCCTTAGCAGTTCCTTTATGTTCTAGTTCAACTATAGGTAGAAACCTATTACGTTTTCTTTGTTCTGCATCAAGAAATGGTTTGAGGCCGTCGGAGTAAACTGTTTTTTCAATACCAATGGATGAATACTTACGTCTTTCATGGAGAGCGAATAGCGAATCGACAAGTTCTTCAGGACCAAGTTTGGCTCTCCAAGCTTTTAGATTCCAAAAATTTTCTTTGTCTACAGAGTTATCGCAAAAACCACAAAAATCGGCTTGCGCCTTTTTAGACATAGCAGTGTCAATTGTGAGGAAATTCGCAGTTTGTTTACTTGCTAGTTCATCTTCGCTAATGTATTTATACCACTCTGGTTTAAATTCCTGTTTTTCTGTAAGAATAGGTGAACACTGATATAGCGCCGCAAAGTCATATGGACCAATGACAGTCTTAGTTTTATTAAGTGATTCAAGTGAATGTCTTGTTGGCCACAACGGATCACCTGGTTTACGAACCCCATCGAACTCAGTTGCGATAGCAGGGAACTTTATTACTTTTGTCATTGGACCGAGGTCTATATCAGCAATGATACGTCCGGCAAGATCATCCATGTGCCATCGAGTCATAATGATAATTACAACTCCTCCTGGTTCAAGACGAGTAAACGCTGTTGATGTGAACCATTCCCACGTTTTCTCTCTATATACCTTTGACTCCGCTTCTTCGCGGTTTTTTACAGGATCATCGATAAGAAGGACATCAGCACCACGACCAGTTATGGCACCACCTACACCAGCGGATACATAACCACCACCTTTATTTGTACTCCACCTACCTTTGGCTTTTTCATCTTCTCTCAAACGAACACTTGGAAAGATTGCTTTATATTGAGGTGTGTCGATTTTGTTCCTTGCTTTACCGCCAAAAGTTTCGGCAAGTTCAGCTGAATATGAAGTGATAATAAATTCTTTCTCAGGATTACGACCAAGATACCACGTAGGAAAGTCAATTGAACACTCTCGCGATTTTCCATGCCTAGGCGGAACCGTGATGATTAGTATTTTATAGTCTCTATCACCGAACGCTTCTATGTGTTCAAGTTCTTTAGCAATCCTTTCATGATGCCAATTTGGATCATATAAAGGATCTGTCGCTATCTCGAAATCAATCAGACTCTCCCGGGCTTGGGATATCACTAATTGATCCTCCTCTGATAATTCGTTTAGCAATTTTGGCTCGTTGATCATTTGCAAATATAGCTATATTATACGTGTTTCCTCCTTCACCTGCACGCGGACCGTATTTAATTTTTCCAACTCTCTCGGCAATAAAATGTGAAGTATCCTGTTTTATTTTCATGATCTTTGGGTTCAAAGTCATGACAGGTTTTTTCTCTTTTATCTCTTTGAATTTCGGTTTTCCATTTTTGAATTTACCAACCTGTACTTTTTTCTTGACCGTTTCAAAAACAGGACCGTACATACTCATTGCTTGAGTTTCATTCGGTAATTCGAGAAACTGATCTAAATTACGTTCAGCTTTGGCAAGCATTGAGCTTGATGCATCAATAATTTGTTGCTTAGCCCATTCAGGTATGCAAGTTATTATAGAGTTAGCAACACTCTCTGGATAGCCAGCACGTAGAGCGCTATCTTTTCTTTTACCAAAAGACACACTCTTTGGATCCATGAAATACGCAAGAAAGTGTGTTAAACGAGGATCTATAACTAACGGTTTTTCTATTTTTCTCTTAGGCAACATACAGAAACGTATTATAAGCTATCTACTAGTCAATAAGCTAGGCATGTGCGTAGACTCCCAGAGAATAGCTTATTGCCCTTTTGAGCATAGCTTAATATAATCCATGAATGATTACAAGGTCAACTAGAATCTCTAGAAGAAAACAGGAAATATTACTGAGGAGATTTATTCGAAAAGATACAGCTATCGCTGCAGCAAAAGAAGCATGTGTAAATAGAAATACAGCAAATTTATATTTTAATCATTTCAGAGAAAAAATTTACGAGTTTCAAATGAAAGCACCTAGATTTAATGGGGAAGTTGAAATGGACCAAGCTTTTTTTGGAAAAGGAGTTAGACGTAGAACATATGAACAGAGATATCGTCAGGGTGATTGGACACCGCGAGTAGTTTATTCAAAAAAGAAAAATAATAAAGTGATGGTGTTCGGTATGTATCAAAGAGGTGGAAACGTTTACACTAGAATCATTGAAAAAGCAGACCGAAAGACGTTATTTCCAATAATTCATATGGTTGTTGAGGGTGGTGCAACTATATATACAGACAAATGGGCTGGTTTTAATGGCCTTAAAATCGACGGATACACACACAAATCAGTAAATCACTCACTTGGACCTGTTGGACCGGAGGGCGCTCACACGGGTGGTATAGACAGTTTCTGGTCATTTTCAAAGGGCCTTATGTATCGGTTTAGGGGTATATCTAGGAGAACATTTGCTTACCACCTAAAAGAGTGTGAATTCAGGTGGAATCATAGGGGTAAAGATAACGAAAAAGAACTCTCGCGAGTTCTTAGACGGATTATTTAATCTTTTTGTTTCGGGCTTTTATTTCCCTAACCTTCTCTTTTACGACCATCCTACCAATATCAGGACGTTTCGTGTTCCTCATAAGAGAATATGCTAAGTTTTTACTAGCGCGTGAGTTTGCCATGAGATATACGATTAATTGATATATCTCATTATAACACTGTTACTTATCACCGGCCATAACCCTTTCAAACTCTTTATCTCGATCACTTTCAGCTTCATCCTCACTTTGTTTCAAAACACCTCTATCTTTAGCCCAATAAGTTGCGTACAACCTTATCGCCTTGGCAATGTCTTCATAACCTTCTCCAGGAGTTTTTTCTGGTATTTCGACAATAGAAATACCAGTAGTTATTATAGTTGAAGCAATTGATACAGCATTCTCGACCTCTAATCGAACCACCTTTGCAGAGTCAATAATATCTTTACCTGTATCAAGATCACCACCAGAGTTTTCTTGAATCTGTTCGTAGGGTGCTTTTAGAGCTTCTGAAAGGATATTCTTTGGTAAACTTTCTGATATCTTTTTCAAACACAAACCTCCACCTTCAACGTATCCTTCTTCAAGAGCTGATTTACACGAATATACACCATCCTCAACTTTAAGATGGATAACCCGCATCTACTTGTTGACTTGTTTCAGAACAAACTAAAACTCTCTAAAGTTGCAATATTTGCCCCTGATTTTTCTAACAATGTAAT